GTAGTCGCTTGGGACCAGTCTGCAAGTAATCTGCAATCGCATATTGAGCCCTCGTAGGAGGTGGAAGATGTAATTCATGCCATAATGCCTGCAAGAACAACTTAAAGTCTTGCTGTAATAGGGCTAGAGAATTTTTTTCGGTGTTCATTAGTTAGTCTCATACAATAAATTGCCATATAAAATTACAGCCTCTTTAAACGTTAAACCGCTTTTATTAATAAATCTAAATTGACCAGTATCGTCTGTAAACTGGTATCTAAGTTCTTTTTCAGCATACTCTAAAGCATCTTCTATCGAATCCCAACGAGTAAAAGTTTTATTACGCTTTTTAAACTGTTTTTCCATTTTCTTTAATGTTTTAGGTATCTGATTAATATTAGCATTAATTAACTTGTTTCTTGTAACTACTTTCTCCGCTGCTTTATCAGCTAAAACTAAACCTTGATTGGTAAATCCTTCTTTTATAAACTCTTCATATATTTGTGGTATAATCTTTTTAATATCGGCAGTATCTAAATCAATGTTAGCTAACCTTTCAACTAACTGTTCTGGCATAAGCGGTATCTCTTTACCTTTATAAAGTGTTTCCCAAATAGTTAATCCGTCGTCAATAATTTTTTTACCCTTCTCAACTTCTTTTAACCAGTCGTTAATTTTAGATTCACGATACTTTGGATCTGCAATCATTTCTTTAATAACGTCGTCTGTAAAAAACTTTCTGCCATCTATACCAGCCATTTTATTAAAATATTGAGTCTTAATACGATGTATATGTTCTGGAACAGCTACTAAGTTTTGACGAGTATCACCTAATCCAAATCGTTTAGATAGTACCTGTTTAGCAATATCTTGCCATAGTTGACCACCCCACTCTACATCAGCAAATATAGGCATAGATTGCTGTAGAGTAAAAATGTGCTCTACTTCTATACTACTTTTACTTAAAGGTTTGCCATTAACTTTTATTGTTTTTAAAAATGACTCAGGGTAAATACTTACAAAATCGTTTTGAAGTTCGCCTTTAATACGTGTCCAACTTTCTTTAGTATGAGGTAACGTCTGAACTTTTTTAGCCATAAGTCTACCCCAATCTGACCTACCTTTTTTGTTTGTAAAGTAGTTCCAAATATTTAATTTACCAGATCCATCAGTTAAACGGTTCTTTAGTAAGTCTTGTTTAGTTTTGTATATTTCTTGAGGTGTTGGAGGTACAAACTTGCCAACATTTGCATCATCTGGATCTATACTCTTAAGTAACCGCATTTTTAACCCAGACTGTAAACGCTGTGCGTCAAATGCAGCATCATCTACCACATTAGCTACCTTTGCAACTTTACTTGCTGCTTTACCTTTACCTAGTACTTTAGCTGCACCGGCATAAGGTATAAACATAGTACCTACACGTGTAGCATACCTAAATGATCTAGGATCTACTACGCTTTGCCTATCTGCAAGATTACCTACGCCTTCTACAATCTTATCTTCAAACTGACCTATCTGCTTAATTACAGGTAAATTACCTACAAAAGAAAGCCCTTGAAGACCTCCCCTGACAATATCATCTACAATACCGGGTTGATCCTGAGCAGCATTTGCTATAAACTCTCCAGTTCTCTGAAAACCAGTATCTATAGCATCGTTAAGACGAGTAAAAAGAGGTAGCTGTTTATATTGTTGCTCCTCTTTTAATTTCTTTTCTAAAACATTAGGATCTTGTGGATTTTGCTGTTTTTTGTATTTGTCAAGCAGCTCTTCATCTTTTTTCTTGATGGCGTCACCTAGATCTTCTTCGTTCATTGTGAGTCTCTCTTAAGTTTTATTTGTTTTAGAATCTCACGTTCATACTTAGTTCCAGCTCTTAATTTAAGTAAATCAGCTTCTGCATCTTTAATACTTTTTAACCATTCCTGTTCATATACAGTGCCACCCCCTTCAATCTTATTACTAAAACTATTACGTATTTTCCAAACGCTTGATTGGTTTTCGTTTTTAAGATAGTTAAGTTTGTTTTTAGCTCGTAAGTATTTTAGATCTTTTTCGGGTGTTTCAGTACCGGCTCCTTCTAAAAAGAAAGCTTTGCGTTTTTGCTTTACGTTGTTTGAAATAAACTTGTTTGCATCTTTGTCATTATAGTAAGTTTTAGTCCGTTGATCGTACGGCTCAAACTCACCAGATTTAGGATTAAACTTAACAGTATTTACATAATCACGCTTATAGATTCGTTTTTGTGCACCGTGTACCTTATTAGGATCACCAAACGTACCAAACGTACCTTCTTTATCTATAAAGTTTTCTAATCTATTTAAGTCTGTTTTCCATTTTTCCATTAATTTATGTGTGATAAAATAGTTTGTTCTCTATCAGTAATACCAAATGTCGACCTCATCCAGTCTCTCCAGTTTTGACTACCTTTTTCCTGATTGCATCTTCTACACGACGGGACAACATTTGTCGCCACATCTTGTCCGCCCCTACATTTGGGACGTACGTGGTCAATGGTGAGTTTTTGTAAATCATAAGTTTCTCCGCAATAAACACATGTACAATTAAAGTGCTCTTTGATAGCTCTTCGCCAGAGCCGTTTAGAATCTGAACTTGTCATGGTTATTAAATTGTGTAAATAGTGATCAGGGTTTGGTAGTAATGGGGTCATTTTTTAATTTTAAGTCTGCTACGTCGGTTAATAGATGGCTTTTGTTTTCGGCCTTTGGTTTTACTGCCCTTATAATGGGCGGCATCCAACCCGTCACGGTTGCCATATGTACCAAGTTTTCTATTAAGTTTGTTTGCATTGACTCTAATCTCTAGACCCTTTTTAGTTTTGTTGTATTTCTTCTGCTGCTTACGCCTTTTAGCGGCAGCTTTTGGATTCTTCTTGTAGTATTCAGAAGTTTTTGCCATATACTTTCCTCTTAACGAGTGAAGGGTCAACAGTAGGTAGAAGTTTGTTAAGCTTGTCTAAAGGACTACCATCGTAGGCAACACCTGTTATGTCGTTGGTCTTTAGCCAATCGCAAGCTGCTTTCAGATCTTGTGTAGTCGCTTCTCCACTCTTTATTCTATGTAGAAAGTCCTCTGTAACAAGATAGTGTAGCTCATTAAAGGTTTCTTCTGTTGCTTTTCTAGGTAGTTTCTTTAGCTCGTCCATTATTCTCCTAATAGATTCTTCTTAACTAGCTCAACTAGCTTGTCATCAACAGTATTATCTGTAGATTTAGCGTACGCCTCTAATAAATTTACTATCAGTTCTTTAACTGCTTTAGTTTTTATAAAGGCAAATAGAATTGGTTTTACTAATGTAATCATGATTTAGTAGATTTAGTGGTTTTTTTAGTTTCTTTTTTAGCCGCTTTCTTTGCAGCTTCTGCACGCTCTTCTAATATTCGTGAAAATGTACTCATTAAAATACTCCAAATTTTTTCTTTTTAGGTGGTAGTAGTGCTGATATAGGTACGATGTCTTGACATAATACTGCCATGTCAGTCCCGGGTCTGTATGTAAACCCCTGACGCTGTAGCTCTGCACATTTAAGTGCACGTACAAGCTCGTAATCTAACCGCATCTTTTCCTCTTGACGCTTGGCAATACGTCTACATTGCTCAAGACCACGCTTGTCTAAAGGTACTGAAAAGTTTATTTGAAAGCCCCAGTTCTCAGTAATAACATAGCCATCTTCAGTCTCTGGCTGTGTGTCATTACCCATGTAGAAAGGGCTAAATGTCATCGTAGATCCATTACACGATATGTTTGGACCATAGTTCTGACGGGACGGTGCTCCGTTGTTTTGGAACTGCACCGCTTGATTTGTTACGTTACCCGTAGCTGCTGCTACAGGGTTAGAACTATTGTTTGTATCTCCCTCTGCAAACGCTGGACTGCCTACTGTGAGAAGACAGACAAGGAGTTTGTAGTAGAGTTTATTGTATAGTTTGTGGTTGTGTCCCATTGTTCTACTAATCCAGCAGCTCTTGTAGTTGTTTCTAATGTCCAAGGATTAGCTGTGTTAGTCACAGTAAAGGTTGTACCACTACCAGATATGTCAGCTGATGGTGTTACGTTAGTTCCAGACCACGTGTTGACGGCAGATCCGAAGACCTGACGTTGCTCTACCTCAGTAATAGTCTGAGTTGTAGTGGTGGTGCTGTTCATACTGCCAGTCGTAAATTGTGGCGTGACAGTATTAGCTCTTGCAACTGTGGGTGATAACAATGCTAAGAGAAGAATTAGTTTCTTCATGTCTTTGGTTTGTCTTTATTCATCATAGGGCAAGTTGTTTTACCACTACCGTTTTTACCAGTCGTCAAGCCAAATGTGGCTAGGGCTCCAGTAAAGACGCTGGCGACGAAAGTGATATCGCTATTGCCAGACTTCTTGACCATCGGTATTTCTACATAGTTAAGTGTAATAATAAAACCAGACCAGACAACAACGCCTAGTCTAACTACAGTTCCCAGAAATTCAATTTGATGTTCCTTATCCTCAGCTATATCTTTTACTTTGCCGAGGAAGCTTTTTTCTTGTTTCTCTTTTCCTTCCATTTATTAATCTTGCCTTGTAAGAACTTCTGTAGTTTCTTTTTAATGTTATCTATAATCGGCTGAGTAAGTGTTGTAGCGGCTACTGCTGTAACAGCTGCTGCTGCCGCTGTAACAAGTACCTCAGACGA